TACTTCTTCGTTCGTCAAAGTTTCCTTCGTATACTTCGTCCATTGACACACCATTAAGTACTAATGGAATATCAAGTGGTTCTAAACCTTCAATTAATCTTACTGTTCTTGTATAGTCTGGATTAAAGAATGGAATAATTTGTTCTAATAGTTTTACAGCATCCTCTTGGTATTTAGTCATAATATACAAAGAGAAATCTAAATTATATGGTGTTGCGCCATAAACAAATTTACGACCACCTGCTGTATCATCAACTACAGTTTTTCTTATTTTACTAATAGGTGATAGCTTACGGTCAGAATCATATTGCATATTCGTAAGTTCAAATGACATACGAGGTAGTTGAATTGCTGCCTTAGCTTTAAAATCTGGATTCTGTTCAAGTCGAGATAATATCTTTTGGAATGGTGCATAAGAGATTGGAACAATCATTGATTGTTGTGTAACTCCACCATTATCGACTCGCTTAACTTGCAGCTGATTAAAATACGTGCCAAACAATGCTACGTATTTTCGAGTTGTTGCGTTATAAAAATAATTTGCTATAGCCATTATGAGTCGCTTATGTTAATATTCTCTGTGAATGGATCGCTTTCAGAGAAGTCGAGAATATTATCCCCTTCTTGTTCGAATGTAAAGTTATCTGCTAAGCTGTCAGTTCCTACAGCATCAGGATGTGTATTTGATAAGTCAGCAAGTGTTGTAGTTACTGTAGTATCAATCTTGTCAAAATAATCATCAATGTTTGGATGTCCAGTATTAAATCTCTGTCCGCTGTATTCGATGAGCTCACATCTCATATCATAAACTTGTAATGCACCTGTTTGATAGAATACGCTTTCATGCTCTACGAATTTAATCTCAAACATTTTTTCGTTGAGCGGGAAGTAAATTAAATCGCCTTCGTTAGGTCGTATCATTTCAACAACTTCACGAGTAACATATCTTTCAAATGTTCTATTTGCTACACTGAATGTTATGCTATCACGAATTTGTAAACCGAATTTAGAAAGGAAATCACCTTCTCCTTCAAAGCCATCAACATTTTTAACGTAGGCTTCAAATTGAAATACTTCGTCGTATAATGGTAGGTCGTCTTCGTTTAGAACTTCATCAACAGCACCGAGCGATCGCTTAACGTATATAACGTCGACTCCATACATTTTGATACTCTCGATAACTAAATCATCAATTAAATTTTGCTCGTTGAAGTTATCGTAGTTTCTAAAGAATACGTTTGTTGCCATATCACTATGTTATCCAATAAAGTTGTAGGTCAGTGGTTGGTAAGCTCTAATTGCTTCTTCTTCCATTTTTTCTCTTTCTGCTCTTGCCTCTGAAAGAATTTGTTCACCATTAAATGATACACCACCTACAAGCTGCATATTGCTGAACTTAGTTAAATTGAGTCCCCATTGTTCTCTTACAAGAACAGTAGCATAATTTTGTAACCATCTGTCACCCCAAACATCACCGTAAGTTGCTGGGTCAATTACATCGTAAGCTTCAATAATAATGTACTCACCTACTGTAAGAAAATCATTGTTGACGTCGATATGTAATCTGTTAACATGTTTGTTATAACGAATCATTGGTTTACCTACAAGAATTTCTTGTAAGAACTGAAGATGACTCATTGCCATATAATAATTCTGAACGTTATAACCTGTAATATCTTCAATGTTATTTAAAACAAATTGGTATTGAACATTAAAGATGCCTGAACCAGTTGAAAGATTTGTTGTTAATGGGAATATACCTGAAATACCTAAAAGTCCATCTGGTAAAGAGATATAGCCATTCTCTCTATCTCCTTTTGTTACAGTTGTAATAGTAGCTGTAACTCCAGAGTTTGTACCTGTTACTGTTTCGTTTGCCTGGAAAGGAATTAATTCTTTATGACTAAGAGAGTCATATCTTAGTGTTGTGCCAGTAGAATCTTTAGAAACTTTAGCAGTAGCACCTGATGTTCCACCAGTTACTGTTTCGCCTAATACGAAATTACCTGCAACTGCAGCATCAAGTTCTAATACACTACCTGTAATTTGGTGTTTGAGATAAACTTGTTGACTTCCGTTGTAATGGTAATCTCTCCAAAACGATACTGCTTCGTCAACACGGTCTTCTACCTGTTCTTCAGAAACGTTAACTTCTATGACAGGCGCACCAATTTTTCTAAGGATATAATCCTTGAAAAGTTCTCTTGTATTTGGTATTGCCATTGTTTTTCTCTTTTACCTATATTATAGTATTTATTTGTTAAGTCGTCTCTGCAAGAGTTCTAATATTGATACCTATTTCTTTTATTTTTGTATCGTTATAACCAGATGCTCTTATCCAAAACTCAAGTTTTCCATCAGTATTGTGTGTAGCAGAACCAGTACTTCCACCTGTAAAAGCAATTTGTTGTATTACAGAAAAGTAAATATTGGTTTGGCCACTTACTGATACCCAACCAGTATCACCTGATGTTGTTACTGCACTACCATTTAAATTTCTTAAAGGAACCGTTTGACCACCAGCGTCTTGTGTAGTTCCACTCCAAACAACTTTCATGTGAGATATTGTTACACCACCACTTGTGTTATTTTGATATCCTAATAAAGGAGGTAGACTTTGTATTACTGAATAATACGTATCATTGTTATATACTTCTTGATAGGCACCTACTGTATATGTGTAACCGTCACTATCTCCACTGACCTGATCGCCTGGAGACCAAGTCGACCCTAGACCATAACCACTTCCTTCATGTACGTTCGTACCATTCCACATAACGTCATCTCTCATCGTATCATTAAAACCTTCGCCATCAATAACTTGAAGTTCTCTTACGCCGTATGTGTATGTTGATAAGCTTCTATTATATTGTGAGGTAGAAACATACCCAGTCCTACCTGCAAATGAAGTATTTCCTGAATCGCCTCTAGCAACTGCTAGGTCTTGTTCAAATTCACCCGAAGAATAACTATCATCTTGAAGAAGAATGTATGCAGAACCACCAAAACATCTGAATATTATATCTATATCATTTCTAGAAGTTGAATTACCTGGCGCGTTTGTTAACGTATTGGTATCACAATCTACAGCGTCACCACTAGAAAAGTCTCTAAGTAAATCTGTAGTTAGACTTTCTGGAATATCGTTAGATATTCCACCATTTTCTTTTGGATATTTTGCTCCACCTGATATGTTAAAATAATGTGTTGCCATGATATCTCCTTAAGCTAATCCTACGTATTCGCATTCATAATATCCAGTCGCTTCTATATTTGAACCAGCAGAGTCAGATGCAATTTCAACTTTCATAATCATATTTTCATCAGCATATGTTGTAAGGTTCCTAGCATCTCTTACTCTAAAATCTCTATTACTTGATAATGCTATCCAACTATTTAAAGTATCACTATCTGAAGTACTTAAGTTTGTTGTTCCTCCAAAGTTTGTTACTCTAATATAGTATGTTTGTGATGGTGTAATATTGTTCCATTTAGATGACGAATGTAAATATATTCCGTTTCCGCCTACATTATAAACGCTTTCATATTTGTAAATATTACCGTCTGCACCAAATCTCCAACCCATTATAAGGTCGTGATTATTAGTAGTAGCTCTGTCAAAGAAACTTTCTGGACTAGATGTTGTTCCTTCAAGTGAAACATTTTCTGTTGGTTGTGTTGATAGAGCATCGAACCCTATTGCAAATGCGTCTATTCGCGAACTACTAACGCAGTAAAAATGTATTTGCCATCTTCTATAAGTAGACCATGTTGGTTCTGTATTGTCTTCCCAATTAATTGCTGACGGCCATGTAGGTGTATAAGGAGTAGTAGATGTATCTAAAATTAATATTGCTGATTTACCTTCTGCTTCACCCGAGAAAGTAAAAGTAGTTGCAGCGGTTAAAGTGCAAGTCATAAATGATTGAGTAAAATTAATATTATTTGTTACAGCATAAGTTTTAGCAGAATAACCACCACCAGCTGATATATCAGCATCAGTAATATTTACTAATTGCCTTTGGTTGTTTATTACATCTGTTCCTATAATTTTAATAGCCATTATTCTTCACCCAACGTTGTTTTTCCAGCTAATTTGCGTAGAAGATTTCTTCTTTCTGCATAAGTATCTTCTTTATTATCATGCTCTGGAATAATATAAAATTCTTCTATATGAGTATTAGCTTCTGCGTTAAAAATTTTAACTGGTATTGTTTCGAAATTTCCTGTCTTTGCCATTAGCTTGCCCAACTTGTTGATACGATACTGATTTCGTTACTATTCCATACAGTAATCTGGTGCATCCAATATCTTGCTAGTGTCCAATCTGGTTCTGTATCTTCCGGATAATGAATAGTACCACTAGTATTTAGCCAGGTAAATGATTGGTCGTGTCCGCTGCTAGAAGCGTCGACAAACATAGTCAAAGTAAATCCCGGTTCAGCTGTTTCTTGGAACCTCCAATTTGTAAGTCCACCTAATTCAGTACTACTCATATAATCTCTAGCTACCCAAGAGGTACTAAGACCAATAGAAATATAAGCACCTGCGCCGCTGGTAGGTGTTGTTGTAGAAACATTTGTTCCTCTATCTACTGTAGTATATAAACCTAGTGTATTAGTAATGTTTTTTAAGTCGTGTAAACTACCAATAACATCTGTACCTTGTATTTTTATTGCCATTACTTTTCCCTATTTAATATCTGCCTGCGATCTTAGAAAGGCTCCTGTGTATTTCCGATATATGCGCGCATGCGAAGTTGTAATCCATTTACTTCTGCTGTTGAATAAAATGTTCCTTCATTGCAAACAATTTTAATACGAAAATCCGGATTGCTAGAAGTTATATCTGCTGTTGTTGTTGCTTCTTCAGCAGAGCCGAAATTAGGATTTGCTTGAGCAGCCCAGCCGAATCTTATTCCACCTGGACTACTTGGTACTGTATAATATGTACCTGAATTATATCCATCACTTACTGGTGTTGGACCAAATGTATAGTTGGATGCTGAACAATCGCCGGTGCAGCTTTGTGAAGCAACATTATATTGAACTTCAACTGAACTAATTCCAGTTAGTCCTGTATAAGTAGCGTATTCATCTACATATGTTCCTGGTGCACCACTATCGCCATGTGCCCTGGTTATAATAATTCTATTATTTGAATCATCTCTTTTAAATAATAAATAACACCAAGATTCTGGAAATCCAGAAGCAGCAAAATGACTATTAAATACGTCCCATTGCGCAATATTAAAATTATTAAATGCTGAACTAACAGCACCAGGTTCATCAAATCCTACAGCTGTTGCTCTTACTTCAGTACCAACAACAGATAAATGAACATGCCAATGTCTGTTATTACTCCATGTTGGAGTGGTGGGAAATTTTACTGTAGCAGGAAATGTTGGTGTATAACCTGAAGTGGATGTATCAATGACAAATAAAACATTTCTTCCAATAGCTGTATTTGAAATAGTAAATGTAGTATTACCAGTTAGAGTTTTCTTTTGTACATTACTAGATGCAAAGTCAATATCTGTACTAACTGTTGCAACAGTCTTAGGATGGAAATCAGAAAACTTTCCAGACATACCTGCCGATGCACCACTCCAAATAGCCTCGCCTGGTGTAAATATTTTACGGGTATCGTCTATAACTGTGTAATTACTGGATTTAATCGCCATCTTCGTCTCCTGTGACTATTAGCGTTAATTAATTATTTAGTATTATTTATATTAATCACGACGTTCGATGTCACTTTCTTCCAATATATCGCCTAACCATACTTCGATTACTTTAGCAGGTTCAGTTCCGACATTGGTTGCTTTGTGCCAAACGCCTTTTGGAATATCAATACTTTGACCTGGCCAATATACTTTTGCTTCAGTTCTTCTCATGCCATAATCTAATTCCATAAGAATACTACCAGAAACAACATGCCAATGCTCTGACCTATGTTGATGGCGTTGATCGCTTAATGATTTACCTGCATCAAAAGATAATTCTTTTACTTGCCATGTGCCATTTGTATCTAAAACTGTATATGTTCCCCAAGCTCTTTGTACTGTAGGTTGTGACCATTCTTTTAATATCCAACTACTTGAGTTTTTCTTATCATTTCCACCAGTACCAAATTCAAATTCCACTCCTTCAACTACCATCTCAGGAATATTCTCTTTTGTTCTATCACCACCATTTACAAAAACAATCGGGTCGTTTGGGTATAATACTTTGACTTGTTCTAATGCATCAATTGCTGTTCCGTCAGAATCATCAAAAGAAATGACTAAGTCTACACATGCAAGTTCTCTTACGATTGCAGCACGTTCTTCCCAAGGCATAAAGAATTTACCTTTCTTTCTTATAAGCCATTCATCAGAATTTAAACCAACGATTAACCGAGTACCACTTATACTTGCGTCTTTTAAATATTCAATATGGCCAGAATGTATTGGGTCAAAGCCACCTGTTGCTACTACTGTTATCATATATTAGTCCTTTATATCTAACATAAAATAGTCCCATACAAAGTTGATATTTTGTGTTGGAATCATTTCTTTTGGAGCGTCAACTACATCTGGATGTATATACCAATCTTCGTATGAATGTTGTGGTGAGAATGCTACGTCATTTACCAAAAGTTTATAACCATTCTTTTTCAAAAGAGTTCGAGCTCGGTCTCTGATATCAGTGCCAAGTCTATATGAATCATGTTCAAATGTGATAACACCAAATTTGTGTGTTTCAAAAGGTAGATTTTCTAGTACTTGTATAGAAGCTTCATCACAATCAATCTGTAAATAATCAATTACTGGCTCTACACAATGTAGGTTAAATAAATTAGTAAAGTCTAGTTGAGTGGCATCTGTACAAATAACTGTATTATTTCTATTCTCTTTAAAATTATAACACAAAGCTTCTGAATTGTCAATAGAAATACCTTTCCAACCAAATTCAGTTTCTAATAAAGCAGTGTTATTATGTACGAATGGGTCGCCTGAACCAATCTCTAAATAGTTACCACCTTTCTTACCATTATACAAAGCTAATACAAATAAGTCTTGGTAATGTTTAGAATAGTTTTTATAAATGCGCTCTAAGCCTGGGAATAAAAATTTAAATCTTTCAAAATCTTCTGCGATGTAAGGAATTGTATCTGGGTACCAAGTGTTACCAAGCATTTTTTCTGTGTATTCATCGTATGGAGCTGGCATGTTATATCTGTGTTTTAAATCAAATAAAGCATGTTTACCTGTTTGAGTACCCGATATATACCATGTCGCGACAGCTTTATAATATAAAAGTGCTTTATAACCGTCATAACCAGGAATATCTAACTCGTCAGTAACCTTATTTCCAGTTTCATACCATTCTAAAGCAAGATTAACGTGAGCAAGCATTGCTTTCCACTCTTGAAGTGTTTCGTTAAACTGAGCCATAAAGAAATGTGCTTCAGGTCTGTGAGGTTGTAAAGCGATAGCGTCCCAATATCCAGTTTTGACTGTCCATTGGCGATTACCTTGTCTTTGATATGACCTTGCAATTCCAATTAAACATTTATATTGTAATAACTTATCTTCAGCTAGGTCAGCTGTTTTAAGATATAAAGATACAGCCATTGCTCCTTGTTCTAATCTATCGTATTCACTTGCAAGAGCAAATAATTTTTGTGTATTTTTAGGGTCGAGACAGTGTTCGTTTAATAATTCTTGTAACATAATTTATCCTTTCGCCACAAAATCAAAGAATACCTTTTCAGGTACTTTAAGTATAAATGTACCATTATCTTGGTAACCATAAGCTATAATAACATTACCATCTAAGAACATCATACCCGTAGCAAACTCAATATTATATTCATATCCGGTTGTGTGGTCAATCTGAGTACCCATAAAATGAAAGTCTTTGGTATATCGTACTATATTCCAATCCTTATCCCACACAATAATACGGTGATTGTAGTGGCCATCTTTTCGCTGAAATGTGTCTTTGTACAAATCGGTTTCATGTGTAATAGCAATTCTATTACCTTTACCAATAGGGTATACTTGAGTGCCACCTCTCAAGTCTCGGTAGAGTTCTGAAATTTTGCTATCTTCATCTAAGTGAACTGTGGTTGTTGTTCGTGTATCAATATCATATTTGATAACTTCAGTTGGATTACACCATTTAACAAAATGCCATGGCATGTCAATAACAGGCATCCAATTTTTTTCACAAAAAGTATCGTCTTTACCAGGCGCAGGTATTGGATTACGAGATACCTCTTGCCATTCATTATCAATAAATTCTATTTCGCACATTTCCATACGACCAGTACCTTGGTCATCGTAAGCATCTCGTCTTACTCCACAAAGGAATAGTCTGTCTTCCCAACTGAATAATCTGCCATCTTCTAGACCGATAAAATTCCAAGTAGGTTCGCCTGTATCTAAATTCATTTTAATACGACCGGCAGATAAAACATTCATATTAGCATCAAGCTCACACATAACATTATGTGTAGTTAAGCTAACATCGTTTTCTGGATGGATATATTGAAGTGGTCCCCATAGATGTGGGAATTTTTTACCTTCGGAATGATAAAGAGTGTAATTAACATGGCGAACATTTAATAGTATACGACCCTCGTGCATAAAAATCGAGGGGTTCATTATACCCGTTTCGCCTGTTAACTCTTTTGGAAGTGTGATTGGATGTATACTTCCACCACGCTTGAGAGCATAGTGAACTAATCCATGATGACGTAAATCATGCATACTTTCTCCATTATGTAAACCATTAATTTTATATTATATCACATTTTACTGTGATTGTCAACTATTATTTATGACCAGGGAACAGCTTTAGTTACTTCACCAGTCTTAGCTATTTTAGCCACAATTTTAGCATTATAATCATCAATAAATTCTGCATTAACAGTATCTAACCATTCTGTTACTTTTGCTTCAGTTAAATCGTTAAAACCGATAAACTCAGCAGCAGTAGTATTAGATACATCAAGAGGTGCATATCCATTGATAGAAGCAGTATTGCTATCGTCATCAACACCAACTCTACGCCAATGAATGTTCACGACGGCTTCCGGTAAGGATACACCGTCGCTACTTAATTCTGTGCGGGTTATGAGATTGATAACTTGCCAGGTGTAAGTCATTATTCACCTTCGTCTGCGTCTGGCTCTTCAACGTCTGCTGAAGGGTCAGGTGTTACGTCTGAACCGTCACCCCAAGGCATTGCTGCTTCTTCTTCAAGGTCTTTCTCAAGGTCGTATTTAACGCGCTCAGAGATATGGTCTGCATATCCTTGGTCGTTATTTACAATGTTTTGAATCCAACCCAAAACAGTTTCTTCTGTCAAATCGTCAAATGCAACAAATGAACCTGCTGGAACATTTTCTGCAGTAAAAGGAGTAGCTCCTGAGAACTCGCCTGTATTACCGTCAGAATCTGTACCTGTAACTTTCCAAAAAGTTTGAGTTACAGCTCCTGTTAATGTTGCGCCTTCACTATTGACTTGGTCTTTACGCTTTAAGCTGGTTACTTCCCATGCCCAAGTGTAATCTGTACTTAGTGCCATTTTAATTTTCTCCTATTAAAATATTATTTATTAATCTTCGATTGCGTTTTCGAAATAGTCAAGTGATTTCAAGTGATTATACGCTTGAACAATATGACTATCCGAAGAATCCATATCTATGAAAAATCTACATCTTTGGTCCAAACCTTTTGTACCAATATGCAACTCTGCTTCGACTTCTGTCGCATTTAAACCTGCAAAGCCGATAGGTTTATTTCCATCGTCTCGAGCTTGCTTGGATGCCCAGATAGTAACATAACATTCTGCTATATATCCAGCTTTCCAATAAACTTCTGTACCTTCTTCTCTAACACCATTATTGGTTAAACCAGTTGGTGTTGAAGCATCAGGTGGAAGTGGAAAATCTTCCATTCTTTTTTGTACTTTGACATCTGTAACTACAAAATATGCATCAGGTGCAGTTAGCCCCGTGCCAGGTACTTCGTATGATTGTATTAGTGCCATGTTATTTGTTCTCCATTTTATTCATTATATTATATACCATTTCTTCAAGTTTGTCAATCTTTTCTTGTTGACTATTTATTATTTTTTGTTGGTCTTTATGAGCTTCAACGAGTAGACCGACCATCTTAGGATAATCAATACCGAACTCATCGTCTTCAACATCGTGTGTTACAACCTCAGGAACAATTTCCATTACTTCCTGAGCGATAAGACCCATCTGTTTGCCTTGGAATGAATTATCACGTTCTTCTTCCCAATCAGCAAGTTTTCTTGTATATGTTACACCACGTAATTGTAATACTTTTTCTAAACCATTTTCAATGGTCTCAATATTTTCTTTACGACGTTCATCTGAGTAAGCAACGATGTTACCAGTACACCAAAGTGAACCATTAACTTGCATACGATAACCGCTTCGTGTTGATGATGAAGCAACACCCATACAGTTATTACCACGGTTATGATAAAGTAACCATCTACCCAAGTCTTCGTGATAGAATCCACCATTACCTGAACCATCCCACATTACATGAGGGTCATACCCAGCATCATGGAATGAGATACCTCTCCAACCACTTCTTGAACCTCTGAAGTTCCAAGAACCGTAGTTAGTTAAAGCGTTAGGTTCAAAGTGAGCACCGTTATGAGTTGAGTAAATACCTTGGTTAGCACC